TTACCGTCTGCTCGACTGAACTCGCTTCGATAGACACTAAGGTGGAAATTTCCAAGGAAATATCCAATGGCCTCGCGTCGGATATCCGAAAGATCGGACTACCGAAGTTCATCAAGCACAAATCACCTCAGCTACCAAAGTATTACTTATCTAGTAAAGCAGGGCCCAATGGTAACGCATTTGCGAGCCGATTAGTCGATTCGTACGCATTACAAATAAACCCAGCCGAACTGAATAGTTTAAAGGCTTTTGCACACGGACTATATGGCATGACTTCTCTAGTCTTTGAAGACCGCTTTCTACCTTTAGAAGGCCTAGAACATAGATTTCAAAAGAAGCCCGAAGTTGGACGTCTTCTGTATATTCAAGAATACGGAAAACTTAAATGTCGAGTAGCCGCTATCGTCGACGGAATCACACAGGAAATTCTTAAACCCGTTCATGATTTACTTATGAACATTCTGAGAAAAATCCCAGAAGATTGCACGTTCGATCACGATAAGATTGCATCTGTAGCGAAACGCATGCACGAAAATAACCAAACTTTTTACGGTTTTAGCGACTTAAGTGACGCGAGTGACAGAATTCCTCGATTCCTTTATCAGGATGCACTAAATGAAGTTTTACCTAATTTAGGTAGCTTATGGTGCAAACTTTGGGAACGTCGTTTCTATATAGACAACGAGTTATCATCACACATGACCCGAAAGGTAAAGTATTTGCGCTATGCAGTTGGTCAGCCTATGGGAGCACTGTCTTCCTGGCCAGCGATGGCACTTGTACACCACTTTCTAGTTTGGATCGCAGCAGGCTCTTACGCAAAGGCGAAAGGTAAATATTGCCTACTGGGTGACGACATTGTCATCTTTGAAGAAACTCTATACCTTAGTTACTTGAGCTTACTGAAAAGCATGCATATACCATACAAACCAAACAGTAGTACCCATTATTTTGAGTTTGCTAAACGACATTTTGTCAACGGCCAAGAAATAACTGGGGCTTATATTAACGCCATGTGCGAGGAGCTAAAAACTCCGAATACTGCTGTTTTAGTCTGGTGTAATATGTGTAACCGTGGCTACCAAAATTGCTACCAGGTCCCGGAAGAGCTCTTCGACTTAATGAAAATTAAGCCGAAAGCGCGAGCTCCCCTGCGTATTTTGCCTCTCACCATTTTTAGGGGTGAAAACCAAGGGAAATATTCGAAAGAATTGCTTCTAGGAATACTTGGACTCAGCAAATGTAATTACGACTATCCGGAAGCTGAAGCGGAAGCAATTAAGCAACTGCACCAGGCAACCAGTATAGTACTAAGTAATTCAATTAGCAAAATATACCGTCAGGCGGCCCAGAACACCGCTGCAATACGAAGTAATGTATCACAGTACGTGAAAAGGAAGCAGCCAGGGTTGTACAACGATTTTCAAACTGAAGTCAATAGTAATATAGACGACATAGTTCGCGAGCATAGTTCATTAACAAAGTCTATGGAAGCACAATGGAAATTGTTATACCTGACGAAAGAGCCGAATATACCAAAATTACTTCGTCCTACAGTCCCTGAGTGGGTTTACCCATTTACACTAGGCAAACGTAATAAAGTTAAGCAGGTTCTGTCTTGGCGTTCTTCTCATCTGATTAGGACAATAAGATTGCTACAAGGTCACATCTAAGCGCACGTTAAATGTCAACGGAACGTATTCCTGGAATACGTGTTTGCCGCCCGAGAGCG